GACGGAACTTCCAGTTTTATTCACGCGGGTGACCACGACTACGTAATAGTTCGTCCAGATTCCTCTCTGGGTGCCGGGGACGGTGAGAAGATTGCCGCTGTTAGTACATCTGGAACTGCTACGATATTTATCGATTGGGTGGAGAGCTAAACAATGGCCTCAAACAAAAAAATTACAGAGCTAACAGAACTGACAGAAATTGACTTGTCGGACGACGACGTTCTGCCGATTGTAGATGTCAGCGCAGGAACGACAAATAAAGTTCGTAAGTCAACCTTGGCCTCTGCACTGGCCGGTGTGGCTTCTATGTCAGCCACGTCCCCCGTTGCGGTCAACCAGGCTACAGGAGCGGTTACGGTAAGCCTAGACACCGTTCCTATCACGTCTGGCGGTACAGGCGCAGTTACGGCAGACGATGCTCGTAACAACCTTGGAGCCGCCCTTGACCCCACCGACACTCGCGGTGATTTGATCACTCGCGGTATCACAACCTTGGACAAACTTGCCATAGGCTCGAACAACTATGTTCTGAAGTCCAACGGCACTGATCCAGTGTGGGGACAGGTAGACGGTGGAGAGGTTACGGGTACAGTAGCGGTAGTCAACGGTGGTACAGGTTCAACGACCTCCAGCGGAGCACTCACCAACCTTGGTGCCGCAGCTTCGGGTGCCAACACCGACATTACGTCTCTCGGCGGTCTTACCACCGACATTGCAGTAGCCGACGGCGGCACGGGGGCCAGCACAGCTAGTGCGGCCCGTACAAACCTCGGCGCAGCGGCCTCCGGTGCTAACACCGACATCACATCGCTGGGCGGACTGACGACTGACATTGCCGTAGCAGACGGAGGCACGGGTGCGTCTGACGCAGCTACTGCGCGGTCTAATCTTGGTGCCGCTGCATCCGGCGCGAACAGCGACATCACTTCGCTGACTGGGCTGACGACCGACCTGAGTGTGTCGCAAGGTGGCACGGGCGCTGGCACGTTTACCGCGAACGGCGTTTTGTACGGAAACGGAACCAGTGCGATTGGGGCGACGGGAACTGGCACTAGCGGTCAGGTGCTGACCTCGAACGGCTCTGGTTCTGCACCGACTTTTCAGGCGGTAGCGGCTGGCGGAAAGGTGCTTCAGGTGGTTCAGGCTTCAACGTCAACGCAAGCCGAAAGCACGAGCAGCACATATGCCGACACTAACTTGAGTGCGACGATTACGCCTTCTTCCACAAGCAGCAAAGTACTAGTTCTCGCGGCGCAGCAGATCACGAGTGCTGGTGGACGCGCAGTGGCGGCAGTGAACATCGTGCGCGGAGCGACACAGGTGATCGAGTTCAATCAGATTTCTAACCCCGACAACCAGAGCGGCACCCACTATCTGCCGTATTTAGACAGCCCGTCAACGACGAGTGCAACCACCTACAAGACCCAAATCAAACGCATTGACCAATCCGGGACGGTGCAAGCACAGCGTAATGATGTCAGCGGCAACGCCACCAGTGTCATCACCTTGATGGAAATCGGAGCATAAAAAATGGCAACGAAAGCAGACGCACTCCGCAGCCTCGCCCCTAACGCTGAATGGGTCGTGACGGGCGACACCATCCGCTGGGATAGCCCTGACATTCCACAACCGACCGACGCTGAGATCGACGCGGAGGTAGCGCGCCTGACAGCGGACGAGCCGTGGGCTGCGCTTCGCGCCGAGCGTGATCGGCTTCTCGCGGAAACTGATTGGGTAACTCTCAAGGCAGTTGATGCTAGCAACGACGGGCTTGGTATTCAACTTGCTCAGGTGTGGGTAGATTACCGGCAGGCATTGCGCGACCTGCCCGCTAACACGACCGATCCTGCCAATCCGGTCTGGCCTGCAAAGCCTTCGATCTGATGCGTAGGATACTTTCAGCTTTATTTGTATTTACTTTTGTGGTATACTATTCAAGTAAAGAAGTAAAAGCACAGCAAAATCCGTTAGTGTGTTTTACTGAAGAACAAGCCTTGGCTAATGCTAAAGAAGAAAACCAACGCTTAATCTTTACTGGTATAAATCTCAGCAATCAGCCGTTTGAATTGTGGGCTTCCTCCGAAAGCTACGTACTTCTTATACTACTTCCAGACGGCACTAAGTGTACCTCCACGTCGCTTCTAGGCTTTACATTATCTAACAAAATAGGCAATCCAACATGACTGTTGAATCGGCAACTTTTATTAGCCAACTTGCTCCAGCTAACCCAGCATCTAGCGACAATATTAGTGAAGGCGACGATCACCTCCGTCTAATCAAGTCTGTCCTACAGGCTCAGTTTCCGAATATTGGTGCAGAGGCAATTAACCCTACTGTTTCGCAGTTTAACAAACTTGGGTTCGAACCTGGCACAATTGTCATGTTTGCTTCCAACACTGCTCCCAATACACAGACAATTAGCGGCGTAGATGACTGGCTTTTGTGTGACGGTTCCAACTACAGTACAACAACCTATGCAACGTTGTACAGTATTATCGGCACCACCTTTGGAACATCTGGAGCTAACTTTAAAGTTCCTGACTACCGTACCTATTTGCCGGTAGGTGTCGGCGGAACGTTTGTTCTCGGCACGGCTCAAAGTGCAGTGGCTGCAACTGGGACCGATGTTATTAAGCTTCAGCCAATCAACTTCCTGATCAAAACATGATGCTAAATGGAACTGGACATCAAAACGCTAATTACCGTAGGGGGAATCGCAGCGTCTGTGATTGGGTCAGCAGCGGTTGCTAAACATCAACTGAAGACCATACACGAAAACATCAAAGAGATTTTTACATCTCTGAAGAAACTAGATCAGCGTACTGACAAGCACGATATTAACACTGAGATGCTCAACTCCAAAGTCACTGTACTGGCTTCGATGATGTCTCCCGATACCTTGGAGAGACGGCACAGAGAGGTAGAGGCGCTGAAGAAAGACGTAGAGTTTTTGAAGGAAAAAGTAAAATGATCAACTACCGAGGCGAAAAGTTCTCAGGGTACAACAAGCCAAAGCGCACCCCCGGTAAGAACAAGAAGTTTGCAGTATTGGCCAAGCAGGGCAGCAACGTCAAACTTATCCGCTTTGGTGATCCAAATATGTCTATCAAGAAAGACCAGCCGAAAAGACGCAAAAGTTTCAGAGCGCGTCATAAGTGCGATACCAACCCGCCTAGCAAACTTACAGCTAGGTATTGGTCGTGTAAAAAGTGGTAAACGTTAACTAGGAGAAAACCATGAAAAGTTACGCAGGTGGTAGCCACGGTAAAGGAAACCGTCCGGTACAGTCAGGTATGGGCAATAAGCCTGTTGCCAAAGCTGGCGGTAACCGTTTCCCGGCTGGCAAAGGTAAATAGTATTGGACACTAAAGAAAAAGCTGCTCAAGCTTCCGTCATTCTAGGTAACGAAGCCTTTCAGGAGATGGTTAAGAACTTAGAAGAAAATTTGGTACTTGAGTGGAAAATATCTGACAATCCTGAACACAGAGAATTTTGTTGGTTGAAGTTGAACGCTCTTAGTTCAATTTTGGAAGACCTAGAGGCTTTCATACACAACGACAAAATCGAAAACAACTAACAATGAGGTAAAAATATGAGCGACGGTCAGACCAATCCGACTGAGTCGGAAGTCACTACGCCACAGCTTAATATGCTTGATGTCATGTTTGGAAGTGAAGAAAACACTAATCCAGAAGTAACATCATCTGAAGAAGTATCTGATTCAACTGTGGAGAACGAGGCGGAAGTCGAGTACGAAGCAGTAGACGATAGCGAAGTAGAGCTATCAGAAGATGATAACGAGTACGACGTATACGAAGAAGAGGAAGTTGTAGAGACCTCACCTAGCTATACCGTAAAGGTAGACGGCGAAGAATTTGAGGTTACCCTTGACGAACTCCGAAACGGATACCAGCGTCAGGCGGACTATACCCGTAAGGCGCAGTCTCTAGCTGAACAGCGTAAAGCTTATGAAGCTAACCTAGAGGCAGTAAATCAGGAAAGGCAGCAGTACAGTCAGGTTCTGGAGAACATGGCTCAGTACCAAAACCTTGAACTCGCACAGTACCAAAATATCAACTGGCAGGAACTCAAAGAAAACGACCCCATGGAGTACATGGAAAAGCGTATTGAGTTCCAGGATGCTAAGGATAAAGTTGTTCAAATTCAAGCAGAGCAACAGCGAGTTCGTCAGCAGACCGAGGCAGAATTTACTCAGCGTTTGACCAATGTTGTCAAGTCTGAGGCTGAGAAACTTTCTCAAATTTTGCCAGAGTATGCTGGTCCCGATTCGACCCTTCGCAATGAACTGAGAAGTTACGCTCTGTCACAGGGCTTTTCTGAACAGGACATTGACGGAATTACTGATCACCGCGTAGTCCTCGTGTTGCACAAAGCAATGATGCAGGACAAAGCGACGAAAGGCTCCAGTCAGAAGGTTCGCAAATCTGTTCCCAAAGTTGTCAAGTCTGGAACTCCTGAGTCTAAGAAACAACGGAGCACCAAGGCAGCGCAGGTTAAACGAGAGAGGCTGGCTAAGACGGGGAATAAGCAAGACGCGACAAGTGTGTTTCTTGACTTAATCTCTTAAAATAGGAGGCCATTATGGCACAGCCCACAGGTGTTTATGTAACCTTTTCCGCAGCGGGTCTGCGGGAAGACCTCGAAAATGTGATTTACGATATCTCTCCGACCGACACTCCCTTCATGTCGATGGGTGGTCGCACGGATGCGGTTGCTGTTAATCACGAATGGCAGACGGATGCACTTGCTGCAGCGTCGGCTACTAACTTCAACGAAGAAGGTTCGACGCTTACCGCTGCTGAACCGACCCCGACCACTCGCGTTGGCAACATCTGTCAGATCAGCCTGAAGACCACGCTGGTTTCCGGCACCCTTGACGCGGTGTCGAAAGCCGGTCGTAAGGAAGAACTGGCCTACCAGATGACCAAGCGCGCTTCTGAACTGAAGCGTGACATGGAAACCTCGCTGGTTGGCGTCAACCAGTCGAAGACGGCCATGTCGGCTGACACCACGGTTCGTAAGCTTGGTTCTCTTAGCTCGTGGGTCACGACCAACGCCAGCGTTGGCTCTGGTGGCACGGCTGCTGGTGCTGGCGGTAACGGTACTGCTCGTACCGACGGTACGCTCCGTACCTTCACTGAGTCGCTCCTGAAGGCTTCTATCCTTCTGGCGTATGACAACGGTGCCAACACCAAGTACCTGATGATGGCCCCGTCGCAGAAGCAGACCTTCTCCAGCTTTGTTGGTGTCGGCGGTGCTTCTGGCGTGTCCAACTTCAACGATGTTGCTGACCAGCGCATCATTGGCGGCATGGACATCTATGTCAGTGACTTCGGTGAGATGGCGGTTGTTCCGAACCGCTTCCAGCGTAGCCGTGACGTTTGGCTGCTCGACCCTGAGTACTATGGGGTTGCGTATCTGCGTCCGTTCTCGCAGCGTGAAGTTGCCTCCACGTCGGACGGCGAACAGCGTGCGATCATTGCTGAGTACACTCTTGTTGTCAACAACGAGAAGGCTCTCGGCGCGGTCTACGACGTTAACTAGTCTAATCGGGGAGGGGGCATTTAGCTCTCTCCCCATTTTAGAGGTTACCTATGCATAAAAATCCTATCCAAACTCAGTTTAACTATGACCACTCTGAGGACAAGGTTGTCCTTAAAAATACGCAGGACGTGCAGCCTATCCTGGAAATGAACAAAAAGGAAATGGCTGGTGACTCGCCTTACGGGCCGCAGAACAATCCTAACATGCGTAAAGTGGCTAGTATCCCTCTGGTCATTATTGAAAAGTGGAAACGTGAACTTGGCATCGACATCATGGACAAGAACGACATGCCAAAGATTAAAAAGCTTCTTAATGACCCTGAGTATCGTTGGCTTCGGACACATGAAAGCAACTTGTAATGGGCTTGGCTACTTATTCAGAGTTGAAAACTAGCGTTGCTAATTATCTCAACCGGGATGATTTGACCAGCGTAATTCCTGATTTTATCTCTTTGACAGAGAACCGCATGAACCGCGACTTGCGTGTTCGTGCAAACATGGTTCGGGCAAACACTACGACTACAAGCGGCACGGCGTTCTACGACTTGCCAAGTGATTTGATCGAACTTCGGAACATTACCTACAACTCTGGTTCTCAGGTGTATGCCTTGGCTTATCTTTCACCTGAGTCAGGTAGCCGCGAGTACGGCAACATTGTTTCTGGTGCTCCCAAAGCTTATACAAACTTGGGTAAAAACATCGAACTCTACCCAGCACCAGACGGTGAGTACACCATTGGTATCAACTATTACCAACAGTTGACACCGCTGTCCAACACGAACTCTACCAACAACATTCTGCAATCTTTCCCAGATTTGTACCTCTACGGTTCATGCTTGGAGGGAGCTACCTATCTTAACGATAGCGAACAGCTACAGCGTTTTGCAGGACTTTACCAGAAGTCTTTGGAAGACATCAAAAAGGCAGAAGATTCTGCTCGTTACAGCGGCACAGTTATGACCATGTCTGTCCAAGGTGATCCAGGTTCTCTTGTTCGTAGAGGTGCGTAATGGTTACAAGTTGGGTTTTAGATTTATTTAATATTATCCAAGAGCAGAACGGTAACCTTCTTACAGAACAAGGCGGCTTCTATATCTGTCTACAAGAGTTTGGCAGCACTGTTTGGGAAGAAGATACGGCAACCGGAAATGGCTAAAGAGCTTTTTGACATTAACGGACAGCAGACCGGCTTTTCTCTTAACACAGATTTGTCGCCCTACGACATGCCGCCTACGTTTTTCACAACCGCCAGCAACGTTCGGTTTGTGGACAAGAAGGCCAGCACCATTCTAGGCAACTCTCGCGTCTTCGGTACGGCTCTGGATGTACCGTACTGGATCATAAGCTGGACACAGGGCAGCACACCTCTGTGGATTTACGGCGGTGCTACGTCTCTGAACAAGATTGACGGTTCTACTCACTCTGACGTTACCCGCACCTCTGGGGCATACACCACCATTGCAGGGACTGCGAAGAACTGGCAGGGCGGTGTGCTTGGCGGTGTATTGGTAGCTAACAACACACTGGACGTACCTCAGAGCTTTACGCAGGGCGGCACAGAGTTTACAGACTTGCCCGATTGGCCCTCCACGCTTCGCTGTGAGGTCATTGTACCGTTTAGGAACCATTTGGTTGCTCTTAACCTAACCGACAGTGGCACCTCAAAGCCGTTTACAGTGCGCTGGAGCGACGCTATCCCTTCTGGGGCAGCTACCAACGGTGCAGACACTTGGAACACTGCCAGCACCGCCTCTGAGTCAGGAGAGGCTACCATAGGCGGTACTAAGGGTCGTATCCTTAACGCTCTGCCTCTGGGCAACGAGCTTATTGTCTACAAGGAAGACAGTGTCCACTCTCTGACCTATGTTGGCGGTACGTTTACCTTTAACCTTCGAGAGAAGTTCAAGAACACTGGTTTGTTCTCTAGGGACGCTGTTGTTGATCTGGGCGATGGTAAGCATGTGTTTATGTCCACCAACGATGTTGTGGTCACAAACGGTAACAGCCTGACAAGTGTCATTGACGACAAAGTCAAAACATTCTTGTTCTCTCAGATCGACAGTACCTATTATTACAAAACGTTTCTGGTCAACAACCGTATCCAAAACGAAGTCTGGATTTGTTATCCTCGCACAGGTGCCACTGGCGGTTTGCCAAACACCGCACTGGTTTGGAACTATAGAGACAATACTTGGTCCACCAGAGACCTTCCCAGTGTTAACTACATTGGCGTAGGCTTGGTAGACCCTGAGCTTACAAACACTTGGGCAGCGGCCACAGACACTTGGCAGAACAGCACCCTTGCTTGGACTCAGCAAACCTATAACCCCACGGTTGATTCTCTATTGATGTGCTACCCTGCAAGCACAGCAGGTGACAGCAGGTTCTTCTTGGCTGACTCCAGTACTACGTTTGACGGAGCAACCTTTGTAACAACTTTGGAACGAGTTGGACTACACGCTGGAAGAACTGACTCTGTTAAAGCTGTAAGTAGAATTTATCCTAGAATTAGTGGTACAGGATATGTTAAAATAAGTGTAGGGGCTGAACTAGAACCCTACGCTGGTGTTACTTATGCTGATCCAGTTGAGTTCAATATTGGCGTAGACAATAAAGTTGATTGTCGAGTTCGCGGTCGATACATCGCTATCAAGTTTGAACACGACACCGATACTTCCTTTGATCTTTCTGGATATGCAATTGAGTCCGAAGTGGTGTCGGATCGATGAGCAGAGAGTTCCTCCGGTTTAACCACGCTAACCCGCCCTCTGATCCAGAAGAGCTTCCAGGTTATCTCAACGAAACTTTTATCGAACTTGGTGCTGTTTTAGAGCTACTTCGAGACGGACACTTAGACGTAGTCTACGAAGCTCCTACGAAGCCAAGTCAGGGTGACATACGATATGCAGACGGAACTAGTTGGAACCCCGGAAGCGGAGAAGGTATATACTTTTACAACGCTGCCGGTTCATGGGTTAAGCTATAGGAAAGTAAATCCTAAGAGTAAAAACTTTAAGACAATAGTGGGCCAGTGTTGGGAGTACATAGAAAACTCCACGGAAAGAAACAACACAGACGTTATCAAAGCAGTAGATATCATCCAGCGAGTGGTAGACAAGGTTTCTGATCTCTGGGTTACTATCGATTGTGAAAAGGGTGAGATCGTCGGTTGTTTTGTCATAGGGGCTGCAGCGTATCCTCAAGCAACAGGAATTAACGCAGAAGCCATTGGCGGTAAGTTTAACTTTCCAGACGTGGTCCCGGTGGTAGAGAAGTACTACAAAACTCTTGGTTATAAATTCTTTGAGATGACCGGGAGAAAAGGTTGGGAAAAGGTGATGGCCCCGATGGGTTACGAACTAACAAGTATTACTGTATATAAGAGGCTATAAAATGGGCAGTGTTTTCAAACCTAGCAGCACGGTGGTTCAAGCACCGTCGAGTTCGCAGACGCAGGGTTCAACACAAGTGGAGCCGTGGGAAAAAGTTGCTCCCTACATTGAAACACTGTTGCCACAGTTGGAAGCAGGGTTCAACGTTGCTCCACAGTTGTACCAAGGACCGCTGGTTCCGGGTACGTCTGCTCAGACCGCTGCGGCTAGGGGCTTGTACGGACAGGTAGGTCAGACTGCCGCTGGGTTTACTCCCGGTTTCCAGACTGTCTACGATCAGATGTTCCAACAGGCAACTGCGGCTCCGGGTACTAGCGCGTTGTATCAAGCACAAACTGGCGAGATTGCCAATCAGGCTCGTCAGCTTACCGAGCGTGACAAACAGTTGGCCCAGCAGCAAGCTATGCAAGCTGGACAGTTTGGGCTAGGCTCTACTGCCCTAGGTGAGCTTCAGGCTCTCCAGCAGCAGAAGCGCGAAGAAACTGTGCAGAAACAGTTGGCCAGTGCTCTGAGTGCTGAAGAGCAGCGCCGCGTGGCAGCGGCTGGTGCGTTGCCGGGAATGGCTCAGTCAGTTATCCAGTCCATGATGACACCAGCTCAATTGCAGGAAGCCATTGGCCGAGACATCGAGTCTCGACAGGCCGCTGAACTTACCGATCTTCGCCGCCTTGCACAGCAGCAGCAGGAAGCAGAACGTGCTCAGGCTATCACCTACGCTAACCTGCTGGGTGGCTTGGCTGGTCTTGGTAGCTCCACTCAGATGCAGCAGACATCCTCTGGCACGACGGGTTCGGTTATCCCTGGCACATCCATCTTCCAGCAGCTTGCTGGTGCAGCGGGTACAGCGGCATCAGCAGGTGCCTTTTCTGACATTAGGCTCAAGACTGAAATCAAACGTGTCGGAGAGCTTGAGAACGGTATTCCAATTTATCGTTGGGAGTGGACCAAGAAGGGTAAAGAGATTGCAGGTGAGCAGGGAACCCTTGGTGTTATTGCTCAGGAAGTTCTTAAGATTATGCCAGAAGCTGTCTCCATTGGCTCTGATGGTTACTATCGAGTTGATTACGGGAGAGTTGTAAATGGCTAGTCTTTTAGAAATGTTGGAACGCATGGCCCGCTCAGAGTATTACAGGGACACTCCGTCTACTGTAACCGTCAATCCTATGATGGATGCTGGCTACGAGGCCACTGGTGGGATGCTTCCTGCGGGTGAAGTAAGCCCAATGATCGATGTTGGATACGAGGCTACAGGCGCAATGGCTCCTCGCATGTATGATCCAATGGCAGGAATGTCTGCAGCAGAACGTGAAATGTACGGCGAAGCTGGCGGCATTACTACTGATCTTGGCGAGGAAAGCAGCATCTCGATCACTGGTGGTTCAGAGGCTGGTTACAAGAAGGATATTGGTTCATTCTTGAACAATCTTGCCAAAGGTGGGATTGGTGAGGGGCCAGAGCCAGTTGACCCTATCATGGGCCGTCTTCCCCCTATGCCGGGAATACCTAGAGGTAGGTCAAGCTATCGCCCCACTAAGTCTCCCTACGGCATCCCAACTGAACTGGGAACACAAGCTGAGATACAGCAGGAAGTTGCTAGGCGTATCGCTAAACAACTTGAAAACACTATTGTCAAACGGCCTTACCTCAATTTCCAAGGCTTGATTTAGGTAGGATAAGAATATGGCTGAACCAAGAAGTTTACTAGACGTTATTAGAGACCTCAATATCAATATAGGGCCGACAGGACTAAGTCCAAGTGCTTTTTCTGGTGTTAGTTCTGCAGAAGATGCTGAGAAAGTGCAGACTGCTCTTGAAAACCGACCGGCACCTACTCCGGTAACGATTCCTACGGCACCTAATATTGGAATAGGCAAACTGCGGGCTGGGCGTATGGCCCAAGCACAAGCGGCAGACCCTGCAGTACGAGACATGGCAGCTAGTCTAGCCCCTGTTCCTCAAACAGTGTCAGATAGCGTATCCAGCAATCTCATTAAGGCTTTGAATACCGGTTCTTACAACGCCAATAGAATAACACAAGCTGATCGCAAAGCAGATATGACCAAGACCCTTATGGGCGGTGACATGCAAGCTTTTTTGCAAAATCTTCTTGCACAGCAAAACCCAACACCTCCCAAACGTGACTTTGTCTCCAACCTCCTACGCATGTTTGCACAGCCTGAGTTCCAACAGCCTGGCTTTGCGGGTCAGGGCTTTGGCCCTACTGTCTTGGGAGCTACGAAAGCACTCAGGGCAATGGAGACGCAGGACGCTGAGATGGAGAAGGCTAGGTTGGAAGCCTTGGCTGATGTTGAAGCTGCAGGTCCGAGTTTTGAGCTTAAAGGGCCAGCTATTGAACTTGTAGATAGGATTAGCGGAGCAAACCAAGCTCTGGAAGCAATTCAAAGAATGAAGGCAGTTCTTTCTGCAGCTAGAGTTTCGGGCGGTGGACCGGCTGCGTTACAAGCACTTAAAAATTTCGGCAACTTTTTTGGTGTTCAGCTAGATGCCAGCAAGCCAGAAGAATATAAGCAGGAAGTAAATAAACTAAAACAGGCTATTCTTTCATCTGGCCTGTTTGGTCGAGAGGCTACCAAAGCAGAATACAAAATTCTAGAGGAAATTGTGGCAGCACCAGGTTTGTTCACAGGTGATCCAGAATTGCTTGCAAAGCTCCAAGGATTGGAAAAATCTTTCAATGCAAAAATAGCTCCAGCCGAGCGTATGCTTAGGGCTGGTGGCGTTGATACAGACAATCTGTTTGCTCCTAATCCTGCTCTAGCTACTAGAAACTAAGGTTATTAAATGGCTACTTGGACACTATACGACGGTACTCAAGTTGAGTTACCGGACGATATGACTGACGGACAAGCTCTTAACGTTATTGCCAAAGCCTTTCCTGCTAAGGCTGCACGGGTTGGAGTTTCGCCAGACATTGAGCGAGAGTACGATCTGACCAGTGGTGTTAAGAACACCTCTGCTCGTTTCTCTCAGGCGTTGGCTCAAGGCAATACCAAAGAGATTAAAGCGGCAGCAGACGCTGACTACGGCGCAGGTAACTGGGAAATTACCGCGTGGGGACAGCTTGCTGTTAAACCAGAAGGTCTGCGTAACATCGGCATTGAGCCTAAAGATGACCGGACAGTTGTCGTAGACGAAATTGGAACTTCTGTTTACGACTTGGTCGATCTGGCCCCTGAGATTGCAATTGGTACTGCGTCTGTGGTTGGCGAGGTACTGGGACCGCAGATTTTTATCCCAGGCTCAGGCGTTGTAGCAGGATCAGCCGCTCGTGGCCTTCTTGGTGCTTTTGGTACTCGCAGACTGGCTGCACAAGCCGCTGGTGCTGGAGCCGGTGACATTGCCGGTAACTACGGTGTAGAAGCGGTACAGGCACTGAGGGGAGAACAATACGAAACACCTGCAGAGATTTGGTCTCGCGCCGGTTCTCAGGGTGCTATCGTTGCCGGTCTAACCTTTGGTCTTGGCTTGCCCCTTAACGCTCTAGGGTCAGCAACGAACAAGGTTGCAGACATCTCTAAGGCTAAACTTGCGGAGGGCAACTCCAACAACGGTGTGTCTGTGACTGCTCAGGACGCTATAGATGCTCGTGAACGGCTTACCCAAACGTTGAAAGGCGCTGGTTACTCTGACGCAGACATAGAAGACATTGTACCAGTTTTGACCATTAAGCACATGCTTGGAGATCAGGGTACGTTTACTGGCAAATTTGCAACAGTGTTGGAAGGCATCGGTTCTAAGCAACTGGGAGATAAAATTCCAGCTCAGGCTGTCGAGTTTCTTGGCAAAATTGACAACATTGTTCGTGCTGGTGAAGCGGCAGGTCGCAGTCAAATAGAGATTGCAGACTTGGTCAAGGAGAGCTTGACAAA